AAGAGGGGAGCTAGCATAAACTTTCATTACAAAAATATTTGGAATAGAAAACATAAATAACTGGACATATACGATATATTACGATAAGAGCACAAGCTATGGGTCTACCTAAAAAACTCACAGAACGACAGATTAAATTTGCAGAATTGTTGGTATACAACGAGGGGCGCAAGAGCCCAAGTGAGTGTGCGTATGAAGCAGGATACAAGACAAGACCAAGACAGGCTGCGAGCGAGCTACGGAATCCTAAGATTGCACCTTTAGTTGTAAAATATATTGGTGAGTTACGAGCAGAGATACAAGAAAAATACGGAATTAATTTTGAAAAACACATTAGCGAACTAGCAAAATTACGAGATGATGCACAAGCTAAAGGTGCGTGGTCTGCAGCAATTAATGCAGAGATAGCTAGAGGTAAAGCGGGTGGTTTGTATGTAGATCAAAAGTTAGTTTTATCTGGTAATCTAGATAATATGTCAGAAAAAGAATTAGAATCTAAAATGAAACAAATCTTAGATGATCACAAAACTTTAATTAATATTACGCCAGAAGAAGAGATAAAAGAATCAAAAGAACTAACAAGCCCTGATAATAATTCAGAGTAGAAATAAATCTACTAAATATTTTTCTTGGAAACTTTTTTACTACTGACCATTTGTTTATTACTGGTTCGTATTGCATTATTTACTCCTTGTGGGTTAGGCCCACGTACTGGTGGTATCGCATTCCATTTTACGTTAGGCATATTCTTAGTCAAGGTTTTATTTTTCACTTATTTTCTCCATTTTAATTATACACCCTTTTGGAAACACATTTCTATCAGAAAATAACTCATCACCTTCTTCATAAGATGCAAACGTCCAAACATATTTATTATTTTTATCAAACAAATACGCGTGTGTTATCATTCTAGATGGAATTAAACCTAATGAATCGTGAGCTGTCGCGTGCCCGGAATCACCCGTCGGATCAATCCAGGTAATTTTATAATAATAATATCTTTTCTTTTTAATAACTACAGATTTATATTTAGATTTTTTGGGACGTTTCATATTTCTATATATACTCTATAGGGGAATATTTGGGCAAAAAAGTTTTCAAAAAAACAAAAAGGGTCGCGCGCGCCGAGTAGGATAGTGTGCCAAGGCATAATTGCAAAAAAGCTAGTAAATATGCCATTTGTGCCAAGCTGTGCCACCAAAAATCAACGCCGTGGCACACCTATTATTCGCTAATACCAACACTTCTAGCCTATTTTTGCCTCTGTGCCACCTGTGCCACGAGTTTTTTTTAATGACTGAAAAAAAAATTTGCCCAAAAATTCCACTATAGCGTGGCACATTAGAATGCTTTTAAGAATCATTCTAAATTTTGTATCGTTTTGTGCCATTTTCTACGATTTTCCGCACTCCGCGGCCCAATATCTGTATTCTAGCGTACGGCTTCCACGCTTTACGCATCAAGTTTAACTCTAATACAAGATTGGACCACTGCTTGGGGCTGATATTATCACTTTGTATTACTACTTTTTTCATAATTTATTGGGGCTTCCACGCTAGCTTCCACCCCATTCCCGAAGGAATCATTTGCGGTAGCTGGTTGATTGTATCAAGCTTGTCTTGACATCCTTCTTCAACACAACTCGCCACGCCGCTGAACTATTAATCTTTCCTATTATTGTACTCTCTTGTAATTCTATTTTACCAATCTCGTTCAAACCACCACGATCATTTTCCATATAAATAAAACAATCAGAGATAGCTGTACCTTTATTACCATCGGTAAATTTACTTAGTATCTGCTGTAAGTCTCGTAGTCTTAGACTCATCTAACCTCCCCGCCACATTCTTGACAAGTTTATGCCATTTTTGTTTCCACATCTCTTTCATCTCACCACTTGTTTTATTATACATATTAGCTATATTATTCAGCCTTCTTAGGTCTTGTTCTATAGTATTCATCAACCCTCCTCAAAAAGTTAAATTTATATTGTTGGAACTCTTTACCCTCCACAACAAACTCTTGGTAATAATTATCTTTACTACACATCATCACCACACCTTTGGTAATTTCTGTTTTATAAATAAAATTATGTGCCGTTGCATAAGCTGCGAGTTGTAGACAATAATCCTCGATCCACTCTCGACGCTTCGGTTTGTTCGTTTGCTTGAAGTCTATAATAGCATCTTGGCCCTTGTGTACCCCAACTAAATCCGTTTGCCCGGCGTAAAGTCCAGGGTAATACAAAGTACATTCCGTGCCATAATATTCAGGGACATTGCATAGCCCTTGTTCGATTACTCTGATTGCCATATTGTGAGCTTGTTTACCTACATTAGTTTCATCAACATAGCCTTGATCTAAAATATATTTCTCTAAAATTTTGTGCATCGCTGTGCCCCTCGCACCACTTTCATCCACGATCCGCGTTGCAGCTTCCTCACCTATCCGTTCACGCCAAGCGGCAAGAGAAGCGCGTTTTTCCTCTGGTTCTGTAGCTTTTAATATTGTTGTAACACTTGGTAACTTTTCTTTATTATTAATATTATAATGACGTAGGCCCTCTATCATCTCACGTTTTGTTTTTGGGTATCTAAATTTATTATTCTTCTTCATAGCCGTACCCTTCTTTTCTATTCTTATATAACTTACTCCAAGACCAAGAATTAAGGCTACCAGAATAATGGTATATTCTCTCTAACATATATTTAATTATTTTTTTCACTAGTAATTATCCATCGTAAAGCGGACGTAGTTGGATCAAAGCCATCAAACTTTGCGCTACATCCCATTAAAAATATAAAACTAATTATTAGTATTATTCTCATCACACACCTTGTTAATTATAAAAAAAGCAATGATTCCTCCAATCAATATTGCAGTTAAACCCATTGCTAACATTCCAAAGCCAAAACCTACACTCATTCTAACCCCATCAGTTGTCGATATTCATCCAATTGGACCACTTTACCATTCATTACTTTTAATTTTTTCTTACCATAATGATCTATAATCTTTTGTATCTTACCTAATTTAATGTGAGCGTATGGAAACATTAAACAACAAACCATAAACGCATCCCGGTGAGAACAACGCCAACGCCATTGTTTTTTCCAACCCAAAGCGTATTTAGTTTTATATTTTTTTTCAGTGACGGTGCCTACCCCTAACACTTCACATAACCATACTAGAATAGATTTTTCTGTCATTGCTATCTCTAATTTAATCTGCCAAGTTGGATATGGTTTTTTATTATTCGGTCTTTGGCGCATATATTGTTTATAAGATACACAGCCCTCTCCATCAAAAAGCCCTGCTATATAAGCAGCTTCGGTATCTGTCATTGTAATCTTGCATTGTCCACCACCTTCATTAGTTTCATATGAGTCTTGCCGTCCGACAACAACTCACCTTCTGAATCACATACCTTACATTGTTCTACTTCAAAAAATTTTTTGTGTAAAAAGCCATTGCCTTTACACTCGTAGCAAATAATTTTACGAGCTATTCGTTTTGCCATTTTTGTATCCTAACTTCTTTGCGGCTCTTGTTGCAAGAGCTTCGATTGTTTTACTGACTGTTAGTTCTGCATCTAAAAATTTACCAGAAGCCAAAAAGCGTAACTTCTTATAAGTCTCTACAGGAACAGAAACAGATTTAAACTTATTGGGATCTGCCATATTATTTCCTTTCTATGTTTTGATATTTCCTTCTCATTTATGGGAAAATACAATAGAAAAAAATAATTTGCAAGTATTATTTAATTAATATAAAAGAAAGATCTCTTCTCACACCTTTTGTTTGTTCGTCCCTTTCTTGGGACGAGCAGACATTAAGAATCAATTCCAGGTTGTAATGTGTCAGATTTGTGGCACTCAAATTTTATATAGATATTGTGTTTGTTAACCTCTTCACGGCCCATATCTCGTGTCATACTAGCAGCTGTTGTATAACCATCCATCATACAAGAGTATTCATCTTTATAAAATTGTGGTGAAGTTATAGGTGGTATACAATTTTGTGCTACCCCAGAGCATATAAACATTACTAAAATTATTTTCATTATTTTCCCTGGCCACGATATTTTTTAAAATTTTTGCGTTTACTTTTATTCATTTTACAAAGACTAGGGTGGCGCCCAATCGATGTTTTGTGATGCACAGGTTCGTGTGCAACAAAATCTTTAAACTTCTTCGCCATCTGTAAAAAATTTATCTAAGTCTGACTTTAATGTATTAGGATGCATTGTTGGTATGTAACTTATTTTACCATTTACATATTGTTCTAAATCAGCACCACAAGTCATACATCTATAAAATTCTTTTGTTAGCCCAACCAGTAAAGTA